ATCAGAATACTCATGATATGAAGACTGATGAAGTGAATGATGAATCAAAACTTGACAATCTCTTAGAAGAGTTAGATAAAGCCAATGAAGGGGAGTGTGAGTCCTGTGCAATCTGATGTGAAAGGAATGACCGTCTTTAATACTCAAGACGTTAATACTAAGAAGCAACCAATGTTCTTTGGTGCTCCTTTAGGAGTCCAAAGATATGATAACTTTAAATATCCTCAGTTTGAAAATCTAACTAAGCAACAGTTGGGATATTTTTGGAGACCAGAAGAAGTATCATTACAAAAAGATCGTGGAGATTATCAAAAACTGCGTCCAGAACAAAAGCATGTCTATACGAGCAATCTTAAATACCAGATCATGCTTGATAGTGTACAAGGCCGTGCTCCTGGTATGGCTTTCCTACCTTACTGTTCTCTACCTGAGTTAGAAGCATGTATGGAAGCATGGTCTTTTATGGAGATGATTCATAGTAGATCATACACATATGTAATTAAGAATGTATATCCAGATCCATCTGAGGTATTTGATACTATTATTAAAGATGATCGTATCTTAGAACGTGCTGCTAGTGTAACTAAATCATATGATGATTTTATTAATTACGCACAGGAATATGGTCAGAGTAGTGCTTGGACACCTGAGATGAAGGATCATCCTAACTCTGAATGGACAATCAAAGATCTCAAAAAACATTTATATAGGGCAGTAGCTAATGTTAACATTCTTGAAGGTATTCGCTTTTATGTCTCTTTCGCTTGTTCCTTTGCATTTGGTGAGCTCAAGCTTATGGAAGGTTCAGCAAAAATCATCTCCCTCATTGCCAGAGATGAGAACCAACACCTTGCCATTACCCAAACCATCATCAACAATTGGAGAAAGGGTGACGATCCAGAGATGGTTTCCATTTTAAAAGAAGAGGAGCAGTGGACATATGATATGTTTGATAAGTGTGTGAATGAAGAGAAGAAGTGGGCAGAGTACTTATTTAAAGATGGATCAATGATTGGTCTTAATGATAAACTTCTACAACAGTATGTTGAGTTTATTGCTAATAAGAGATTGAGGGGAATAGGATTAAAACCATTATATGATATTCCAGCAAAGAATAATCCATTACCTTGGACAGAGCATTGGATTAGTTCTAAAGGATTACAAGTAGCACCACAAGAAACAGAAGTAGAGTCTTATATTGTTGGTGGTATTAAACAAGATGTGAAGAAGGATACGTTTGCTGGATTTAAATTATAAATACTAAAAAAGTGTTTATATAAATGAAATCGCTTGTTGGATTTTTAACTGAAGCTAAGAAACCTGAAAGTCAATCATCATCTACGGGTAGTGGAAAAGGTGGTGGTGGTAATAAGCCAAAACCAGTTTGGATGGATCCCAATAGTCCTGAAGGAATAAAGAGGCAAGCTCAACTTGAATTGGGAAGTAGTTCATATGATATGTGGGATGATACTGATGCTAATATTAAGGATCCTAAAAGGGGTGGGAGAAATCTTGGTAATACAACAAGTGGTGGACCTGTAAGAACAAATAAACCACAACAGAAACCTTTAGGAAAATTATATAGATATGGTAGTAAGAAGGATCCAACGAGAGCAGGATCTGTAAGGTCTACTCCTGGACTTGAAAGAGAATTAGAAGCAAAAAGAAGAGCACGTATAGATCCTAAAACTGGTAAAGCAACCCAACAAGGTGTTGAAAATTATGCTCAGAATCGTGGTGGGTATAGAAGAAGAAGTATTCCAAAAGCTGATTTAGATCAAATTAGAAAAGATGCTAAACGCATAGCAAGTGATCCTACTAGTGCTGAATATAAGACTATTGAGAGAAAAATAAACAGGAGTGATTATGCTGGTAAGAGAGCAAAGTTAGCTACACCTAAAGAACTTAGTCAAATAAAAACGGATCTAGGAAAATCAAAGACTATTAATGCAAAGGTTGATGTTGGTACAACATCCAAAGCTCCAACTACTTTTAAGAGAAAACCAACCTCTACGGTTTCACTTAATACCTCAACAAGAAGAGGAAGAATTGCTAATGTTTCTCCTCCTACTCCACCACCAAATGATCCAAGTTTTAGAAAGTCTGTAAAAGGACCTGGATCTTCTACTGGTTATCTTAGTAGGGGTAATTTAAAATTTTCTGGTGATGATGTATATAACGATTTGAAAAAAAAGATTAAGACTACTGATGGTAGATCTACTAATAAACCACCAAGGAGAACTCCAAAATTTGTTGGAAAACCATCACCTACTAATACGACAGTTAATAGTAAACCTAGATCATCTGATTATCAAACTAGAAGAACTCCTGTTCCTACTGGAAGTAAAAGTAGTCCTGTAAGTCAAAGAAAAGGATACTCTACAAAGAATGATTTAGACGCACTTAAAAAATTAAATAAAAAAAATAAGGTTAAAAATATATTTTCTGGTCAACCCTCACCTGAACCTTGGAAACCTTCTGATACCCCTTCAGTAAAGAGTAGAAATAAAGTAGATCTTGATGCTGAATTTAGAAGAAAATGGAAAACAGCACAAGAAAAATGGAAATCTGATGGTGTAAGTCCAGAGAATGTGTCTAAGACTAAGAATAAATTTAAGTATGATAGTCCTAGTATGAAAAAACCTAGTATTAGGTCATATACATCACCAACACTTAAACCACTTAATTTTAATCCCAAACCTCCTGGTGGTGGCGGTTTCACACCTCCTGGTGATGGACCTACTAAAACTAAGAGCAAAGTTACTTCAAATTATACATCACCAACATATAAAAAACCGTCTCCTTGGAAGAGGCTTAAGAATTGGCGTAAGGGTGGTATGCCTGGTCTTGTACCTGCTGCTTTTGGAATAGTAGGTGGTATTGATATGGCACAACAACAAAAAGAGAGAGGTGCTACAACGAGTAGGCAAATCAAAACAGGTCTTCTTTCTGGTACTAGTGATGCTGCTTCATGGGTAACTGCCAGTTCTCTTGCTAATTGGGCATTTAAGAAGAGACCGATTTTAAAATTAGCTACTCAAATAGCTGGATCCTCCTATATTAGTAATCAAATAGACAAAGTAACTAGTAAGTATTATGATAGTCCAACGAAGGCAGAGATAAAGGCTGGTAAAGATGCTGAAACTATTACATATGAAAAGTGGAGAAAGAAGAATAAAGCTTTCTTAATACCAGGAGCTGGTAGAGATAAGAAACAATCTTCACCTTCTTTAGTAGGTGGATTTGCGGCAAACCAATCTGGAAAATTAAAACCAAATTACGGGAAATAATCAAACTAGATAAATAATATCACAAGAAGTGTCCTGTATTACAATGTCTAAAGAAATACGAGAATTGGCTGATCTATATTCCACAATAGTCAGGGAAGAGAATAAAGATAATAAGACTGGTGACTTAGATACTAAGCTTAAAGATCTTGAGACTAAAGAACAGGAGAAACGAGAAGGTGTAAAAATAAAACTTAAGGGTGGTGGATATAAAATGATCTATCCTGGCCATCCAAATTATCAAGCAGCAAAAGATGGAACTTTTACTGGAGTACTAGGATCAGGAGAAGGTAGAACGGAAGTAACTAAGAATAATGAAACTGGTCAGTTAGAAGGTCAATCTAAAATCGATAGTTCTGATGGTGGTACTGGTGATGAAAATGCTGATAGACAGGCAGAGATAAAAAAGCTTGAGAATAAAATATCAAAAGCTGAACAAGAAAGATTGGCTAAAAATGAAGCAGAAAGACTTGAGAATCTAAGAAAAGCTGAGGAGAAGAAGAATAAAGAAATACAAGTAAAACCTGAGAATCAAAATCAAAATGGAAATGGGTCTGAAGTAAAACCTGAGAATAATGGAGAAGGTGGAAATGGATCTGAAGTAAAACCTGAGATCAAAACTGAGGTAAAAACAAAAAAAATGCACCCTATTGAAAGAAGAAATAGGGAAATACATGGTGATAAAGCAATTGATTACTTAAAGCAAAAGCAGATAGATTTCAAAACTATGCAAGCAAAAAGCATGATGCCTGGTGCTAAACCTGGTGCTGCTAAAGCTGAATTTGCTAAACTTCATCCAAACTCTAATATAGCAAAAGAATTGAGAGCTAGTAAGAGAACCACTCAGTGGTATGATCTAGAATCTTATGGTGCTAAAGGTAAGTCTCTTTTAGAAGGGGAAGGATTTGAGGGTATGATGAGAAATAAGCGTAAGAATCAAGATGCCGTTACTGCTGACGCTGTTCCATCAGAAAAACCAAAACCATCAGCTCCAGAGAAAACACAAGCACCAACACAAGATTCACCACCAGCCCAAGCTGAGAAAAAAGTATCGCCTTCACAGCAGCAAAAGTCAGATACTAAGAAGAAAGAAGCTGCTCCAAATGTAAAGGTTAATCCTGAGATTAAAGAAGAAAGTGGATGTGGATCTAAGAAGAAAAAGAAAAAGACTTATTATGAAGGTCTTGATGCTTATGATTCTGTATTAGCTTATTTAATGTCAACCAATCAGGTAGATACTATTGAAGAAGCAAATTATGTAATGATGGAAATGGATGGAAAGACTATCTATGATATCAGACAACTAACAGAGGGTATGCCTTCTTATGTAAGGGATTCTATTGGTAGACAATATGGTACTGGTAAGTACAAAGGACAAAAGTATACAATAGAAGATAAAAAGAATGTTATTAACTGGTACTCTGGAAATATTCCTAGAGTCTAGTAACTGCTTTTTTAACTTGGGCAGTTCCTTCAACTGCTCTAGTTATTCCTCCTGAAGGATCTTGTAATATAACATCATACAAATAACTTCCAGGTTTTAGTTTAGAAGTTGCTTCTGAAAGCATTTCTATGCTAAACCTTCCTGTTGATGGGTCAAGGGCAAGATAGAATGAAAATTCTCCTGCTGCTGTTTCGGTTGAATATTTTTTGATATGACCTCTTCCAGTATATCCTGTTAGATCCATTGTTGTATTGGATCTATAATCTTCTAGAACAAAAGTTTGTGCAAAATCTGTTCCAGCATATATTGTTAGATTTGTTATGAATACTGGTGATGACATTAATTTAATACTCCTAAGAATGGTTGTATCCAATCCTGACTGTAATCAGTTACAGTAATAACTGTTATATTTCTTTCTGTTAATTTTTCTATAAAAGCATCATATGATGCTTTAGTTAGATTAGCATCAGGCATTAATAATGCTACTTTAGAACCTTCTGGAAGACTATCTATATCACATATACTATACCAGTCAGATTTGTTAGCAGTAACTCCATTATCTTGATTAACTTGGATAGGACCAAATGTTTTGCCACTAGCATTAATACTAGGTGCTTTTGAGGTATCATTAATTCTAATTAATGTTGATATTCCTACTATTGATCCTGTAAGAGATGTTTCTCTAACTTGAATTAGAAATCTTTCTGTACCTTCTGTTGTTCTATCTCTTGATACTGTTCTACTAATACTTCCCGTGTTATTGACAATGTAGAATTGACCAGTTAGTGTATTATCAGTAAAGTCTTCATCTTTAATAGTACCATCTACTTCATCTTCTGTTGTGTAATACAAATACGTATAATCTGCTAAACCAGAAGTAGTGACTGAAAAAGATACTGTACCACCTTCATTTAATTCTGTTGATGACTCTGTTACTGTTGCAATCATTTTAAATCAATGGGGATATGTTTACAGTTGTTTCTTCAAGGAAATTGTCTGGACATCTTAGTCCATCATAATTTGTATTAGACACCGAGTTTCCAAATCCTTGTGTTGTTGGTTGTAGAAGATAGAATGTTCTATTTGGATATGTAGATCTAAATGTATTCCATTTAGTTTCTAGATCAGTAAATGATTGCCATGAACCAGAAAGAACAGCTATACAAGTTCTTTCATTACTACCAGGTGAAATTAATGTACTGTCTGTAGTTATTCCTGCTCGTACAAGAGCACTACCTTCAATTACAACTTCTTTTTTATTATCTTCTTTAACAATCATAACATCATAAACATATCTTCCAGGTTTTAGAAGAGATGTAGTCCATCTAGGTATTGATAGACTTACTACACCACTTGATCTATTTGGAAAACCTACAGAAAAAGTAATAGCTGTATTGCTATCAGGATGTTTTCTTATTTGTGCTTTCGCTCTATAACCACTTAGATCAATAATCTTTCCACCAGTTTCATACAGGGTATAGTCTTGAGTCCAGTCTTCCCCAGAATCAATAGCAATATTATTTACATATACAGCTGCCATAGTTAAAGAACTTTTATCTTAGGTATTTATCATATATAAGTATGAGATGAATAAAGATTATGAAATGGAAGGAGATTATGAAAATCCCTGGTACTACAAAGGTACAGCTTTCACTTCTGATGATATTGGCGATTTCTTCGGTTTCG